TTTTAGGTGCAGAAACCCTATTTTCTAGGGCTTCTGTTCCATTTGCTGGTCTATTTAGTTTATTAAAGTCAAATTCCATTCGGCAAATATAATTATTTTATTTCACATGCACCACCTGCGCAAGCAGCTTGGTCAGTAAAATTTGTACCATCCTCATTTTCAATGACTTTAGTTAAGTCAATCTCTTTTAAACTTGAGCTAAGTTTATCAAAAACAGCCTTAGTACAGTTTTCAAATGGTGCTTGTATATAGCTACCATTATCATAAGGTAATACACTTATACCGTTATATGTGTGTTTATTATGCCACATCCAATCTCCTACAATAATCCATTCTTCAGGTTTAATAGACACTGTTGCACTAACGTTATTTGTATTATCACCTTTTCTGTGACCATTTCTAACCCACTCTAGATTAAATTTGCTAATACGATCTAATAACTGCATAGCACTTTCAGTTCTTAATATAGAACCTTGTGGTGCTTCTTGAGGTATAGTTATGATAGCAGTATCTGATCTTAACTGGTCATCTTCTATAAGTTCAGGATGATGTATTGCTAAGTGAAAGTATAAAGGATCATTTTTCATAAGCCTAATACGACGTAAATAATAATCATTATGCCATGCATGAATACCACTAGATGTACCTAATACACAACTTGTAGTGCCACTAGGTTTAATAGTTGTTACACGTGCAGCTTCATTAATATGTAATATAGCAGCATAATGTTTATTAGTTGCTTTAGCAAGTTCAGCAGCTAAGTTTAAATCATAATTTAAAATAGTGCCTGAACCAATACCAGTCATACCAACACCAATTAATGCATCTTCTTCAGTTGTTTTTTTCCATATGCTGCGCAGATAATGAAAATCTGTAAAGCCAGCCTGTAATGTACCAAAGAATGCTGCTGTTGATACCCTTGTATTTAAATCATCTTGTGATGTTATATCACTTACATTTACTTCACATAAATTACAAAATTGGTATGGACGTAAAGCAATCTCACAACATGGGTTAGTACCCCAATCTAAATTATTAGTCCAATATACACCTGGTTCTCCACTACCTGATAGTTCTATCTTCTTCCAAATATTTTTAAATTCTTGTTCTGTTGTTGTAGCTCTATCTAAAACTACAGAGTTATTTGCTCTACCACGTTGGGCATTTAATTCCCACCATGCACCAAATTTACATTCTAGCATTTCCTGGTCATCATGTGAAAATAAGCTAATCATTGCTGAACGCCTAATACCACCTGATAACACAGCATCTGCTATGTGACACATTAAATCATGACAATCAATAGGTTTTAGTTTATCACCGTTTTCCTTACGTTCAAATATACTTTCCATATGTGCTAAACATATTTTTAATGGTTCAGGTCCTGGTGCTTTACCACCAGCTGTAACCAAACGCACACCTTTATGACGTATATCTGAAAAATTAAATTTAGGTTTATGTTGTGTATAACCTAAATATGATTTAACAAGTGCTTTAATAGCATCAGCCCAACCTTCTAAAGAATCACCAATGATGAATTTCTTTTCCTTAATAGGTTTTTTAATAGCTGGTAATTGGTCAACATGTTGTTTTTGTACTGAAAAACCAACACCAGTACCACCTAATAATAAGAACATAGCTTCACTGAATGCTTTATAATTATCTACAGGAAAATATGCACAATTATATATCCTGCTTTCGTTTTTAAATATAGGTAAACCTGCAAATTGCATAGCACGCATACTTGGTAATATTTGTTTATTACGTACTAATAACATTTTGGTTGTGATATCCTCAGTTAATTGAGGATACCGTTCAACCATCATGTTCTCATACCTATCACAAATTTCCTGCCAAGTTTCTCTACGACTAAACTCAGGTTTAAATTTTGCATACTTGTTAAAAATTGTAATTTCTGATAAAATTTGATTACTGATTGTCATAATGTAAGTTTTGTTTTGTTAGTTCATGTAATGGTTTGTAAATTTCGTAGTTTAAATCAGGAGAATCCAATACCTCACTGATAAGTTTAGTTTCAACACCAAGCCTATCAGCTATTTGTTTTCTTTTGAATTCTTGAGCATATAACGTATTATAAGCTGTTACTTTATACGTATCTTTTATAGATGTTCTACCATATGCTTTTACAATTAAGCTTTTATAATTAGTAGATGTTTTACTGTATTCTCCCTTTATGATTTTGTTAAAATCAGATTTGAAGTTATCAGGAATTGTAAAATACAATAGAATTTCTTCACCTGTATCTTCATATTTACTGTAATCTCCATTTTCGTTAATAGTTGCTAAAAACCTATCAAACCCACTTATCTCTTTTTCTTCAGGTTTAGAACAAACTAATACAACACTATTGCTATCATAAATATATGTGTTTATATAATTATTTGGTAATAATGTTGATTTCAAACCAAACATTGGTAGTATAAATGTATGGCACTTTGTTGCTTTATTTCCTATAAGTTCTATTCTTTTATTCACACACTTCTATTTTTAGTACATTATTTAGTTTTATATTCTTAACATCCACATTCTCAATTAGTTTTAAACTTAAATAATTTGTATAGAATTGTTTTATCCCTTCATATTCACCAAAATGCATAACATATTCATTAAAAATACAATCTCTCCAACTTAAAGTTTCAGGTTTATTATTTTTAATATTTTTAACATATGCTAAACCTTTACCAGGTAAACCTTTAATATTGTCTACACGGTCACCTATAATCATACTTGACCAGAAATATTCTTCAATATCTTGTATGCTATTATTGACATATACACTAGATTTAGGGTTAAAACCTATTTCTAGCGAATATAAGACATCTTTATCAGGTGATACAACAATGTGTTCATATTCAGGATAAGTAGCTTTAAATGACATTACAAGGTCATCTGCTTCATATCCTTCAATGAACATAAATTGATGTTTATTAATTAAAT